TGGTCTCACCGGCCGGGATGCGCATGGTGTAGGTGCCGCTGACGAAGCCGAGGTCAACGAAGTTGGTGGAGTCCAGGTTGCTGACCAGGAGCTTGTAGGGGGCTGTGACATCGACGGGCACATCCAAGGCCTCGACGGTGGTGCCGATGATCTGGGTTTGGCTGCCCATGTCGGTGCCGGACATGGTCACGCTCTTGGTGTAGGTGACGCTGGGAAGGTAGGCGCCGCCTTTGGCTGCGTACAGCCGCGCCGTCATTTGGATTTCGTCTGCCATAGATTGTAGGGGTGTTGGGGGTTAAACGAACGGGTAAATGAGGATGTCGTATGGGGCAAACGTCCAGGAGATCGTTTGTTCGACTTGGTTTGTCTTGGTGATCAGGCCGGTCGAATAGTTTGTCTGCTTCCAGCCCCAAGCCGTACCGGATGGCGTCAAATACGGCTCCGATGGCGGAACCGGAAGCATCGACTGAATCGACTGCAGTCCCCAGACAGCCACGAACGTGGCCGGTAGATAAATTGGAGGCACCGCGGAAGGCACCTGGGGCAGGCCGTTATTGCCTGAGAAGGTGGCGATTCGGGTGAGGTTCACTCGGGCCACCTGAAAACTATCCACGCCACGTCCCAGAATGGTGATGAGTTGTTTAGCCACCGGGAAGCTGGCTATGTTGCTTTGGTTGATCTCGCCGGGATTCTTAGCGGCACCTTCAACCACGAGGCGGTATACTATAGGATCACCAAACTCGATTGCCTCTCTGACAACCGAAGGCATGGCGAACAAAGAAACATCGGCATAATCCGTACGGAACTCGTATCGGATCTCCGGTGTCTCTGTGCCTGCTGCAGGTGTAAACGCCGTATTGATCGGGTCGGCCGGGTTGGTTGATTGGCCAGAATAGACAACCGTGGCCTCTGAGTATGGGCCGGACTCGGTGATCGTGACCTTGGCTCCGGAATTTACCCATTGAAACGAAGCAACCCGCAAGGCGTCTTTGCTTCCACGATAGGTAAACGTCCAGACTGGGCCGGTTCCGGATCCGGCATTGTCAAACTGCCGGGAAACCTCGACGTAAGACAGCGGAGCATTTCCGGACGTCGGTGTGACTATTGAGATGTCGCCTTGAATCGTTGCCATATCAGTTGCCGTTGATGGCCGAAACCGTGCTGCTGGTGTTCTTGTTGATCGACTTCAAGTCGGCCGTCTGGAGCCTGACTTGACCCATGAAGGTGTCGACCCATCCGTTTGAAGATGTAAAACCGCCCATGCGGTCCTTGTTCCTTGAGTCGATACGGCCAATGGTGCCACGCACCAGTGGTGTAGCCTCGAAGCGTTTGTTGGCATCCTCAGGAGATGCGAATGCCTCCTGTGCGATGGCTTTAAGTAGCGATCCTTTTCCGCCCAGTTGCTGCATGATTCCTTCCATCCCGTCGGCCACTCCTTTCTCGTCGGCAATAGCTCTTTCCATTGCATCGGCGAAGAACGTCATGGCAGGCACACCGGAAACGAGCACCTGGCGTTGAATTTCGTCAAACCTGTCAGCTAATTGTCCGAGTTGGTCGATTTCTTCCTTTGAGATCAGGTTGATCGGACCCAAGTCTTTGATCTTGGTGAGAGCAGCGGCAGCCTTGAACGCCTTTTCTCCAAGAATCGAGATCATGGCCGCCTGTGTCTGTGCGCTGTTGCCTGATTCTTTGTGGGCGTTGCCCATGCGGGTGATCAGGTCAATATTTGAGATGCTCTTGTCATTGAGCTCTGCCACCGAGATGCCGAGTGCCTTGAAGTAGTCTCGGGCCTTTCCACCTTCCTCGACAGCCTTGAGGCGCTCCTGGCTCACCGCGGTGATCGACTTAGCCATGGCCTCGAATGAAACGCCTGTCTGGTTAGCTAGGATCTGCAGACGCTGCACGTCGTCGGTGCTGATGTTGAGTTGCTCAGACAGGTCTCCGATGGCGTCGGCTGTTTGAACCACCTTGGCAGCAAAAGCACCCACCGCGGCCACAGACAAGGCGGCGCCGAGTTGTCCGCTGATGGAGTTGCGGAACTTGTCGGTCAGGCTCGACGCCCTTTTCAGGCCTGTCTCATAGGCCGCGCCATCGAGGCCTAGCTTTGCGATGAGTGAGAAGATCGCCATGGTTCAGTTGGTCAGTGTTGCCTGCTCCTGAGCATAACGCCACAAGGCGTCGTTGTCGCTATTCCACAGCTCGACATGTCCCTGCATTTCGGCATGAGTAAGGAACATCCGTTCCGCATCCATGACTGGCATTCTAAGCACAGTGTCTTCGGTGAATCCGATTCCTACAAGCCCGACCAGGATCCGCTCGGGCCATGGCATTGCCGGTTTTTTACTTCGACCACATGGCTCCCGTAAAACTTCAGGGCAGTCGGACTGGTCTCCAATCCATTCCTGCATGGTCTGGCATTCTTTGATCAAGTCAGACTTGATGATCCGACGGCGCATCATTCGGATCGGAATCCATCGGAAGATTGACTCCATGGCCTTGACCGACTCCTGAGCGTCCTGGCTGCACACAATCACGGCCTCCACTAGGTCGTTGGCGGTGGCTTGTCCGCCGTGAACGAATGGGGAGCCGAGTCGGTGCAATAGGATAGCGTGCCCGACAGCAAAAGGCTCCATTCGGAGCCCCATGACCACCGGGCAGGGCTTGGCTGTCGCCGTCAGGATGTCGGCCAGTTGGCTCACAGGGCGGTGGCGGCGCCGGTGACGGTGATGTTGGTGTACCGCTTCAAGGTGATCGTGCCAGTGGCCTTGCCGGTGGCAGTGGTCTTGATGGAACCACCGCCGGCGTAGATCCAACGGTTGCCGGTGGCGGCATTGATGGCGTCGACGTATCCGCCGACCTCAATCACCGGGGCTCCAGAGATGACGCAAGTGCCATTCACATCAGGCAATGCGGCAGACAATAGCGCATTGGCCACGCTGGTCGTGTTTGCAGGAATGAAATTAACGGTCAGCGTCAGCCGGTTGTTGTAGCCGATGTGACCAACAACCTCGCCGGAGCTGTTCCGAACCTCTTCGGTGTCGGCCTCGTGCGTGATGTCGTACGACTCCATATCGGGCGAGACGTACCCGGTGACGACGAGGGCGCCCGCGGCGTCATAGAGAGCCAGGGTGGCCGGTGAACCGAAAATGTATTTGCTGCCTTGAGTGTTAGCCATGTGTGGTTTGGGTTAGAGGGTTGCCGAACAGTACAGAGTGAAGGTCCTGGTGAACGTCCTGGACCGATTAGAGATTGAGGCCGCCCCAAAGTCTAGAGGGGCTGCGAACTGGGCCGTAAACGGGCCGCTGGCGTCGTTTGATGGAGCATTAAGGGCGGAGGCCCCGGAGTCGTCAAAGAGCGGCAGGATCCGATTGTCGAGCACCTGGACGGTGGTCAGCACATCAGCCTCGTCGGTATCGTCGGCAGATAGCTGAAGTTCGACGGAAACCTCAACCTCGTTTGTGAGGTCGACACGTTGAACAGGCCGCGCGGAGTTGGTCGAGACAACCAGCCTCGGGAAGTTGGGCATGACATCCTGCTCGTCCGGGTCGTCATAGAGACCGCGGCTGTAGGATGTCAGGCAGGTGGGCGTTCCGGCGCCGGAGGCCGACCAGTCGGCGGCTGCCAGGTAGTCTGCTACGGCCTTCTCTGCTCTGAGTGCGACGGCGTTCATTTTATGGCGATACCGTTGTCCTCTAGTACCTTGCCGTTGGCAAGCATGGCCTCGGTCATGTGATTTGTGAGCTCGATCAGCTCGTCGTCCATGGCCTTCTGCATGGCCTGGTTGTAGATCGTTGCCACCCGGTTGTATTGGTTGTCGGCCACGCCAGCGGTCATGACCACCGAGGCTGTTGGGTTGAAGCCGGGAACCGCTTGAATACCTCGGGCCTTGGTGCCCTTGTGAACGGCGACGTTCTCCTCGGGCAGGCCGTACTGATTAGCCAAGGCCACAAGAGCGGCGTTTGTTTTCTTGGGCGCCTTGTAGCCTGCAGGCTTTGACAGTGGCTTCCACTTCGGGCTTTGAAACTGGGTAAAACCTCGGTTGTAGATCCGGATGATCTTTACAACACCGGAGCGCAAATAGCCGACTGAGCCGATAGCTTTCCGCATCAGGGCCGAGGCTGCCGCTTTCATCTCCTCACCGTAGAGACCGCGGCGGCCTGCCTTGGCTTCGCGCGCCTGGGCGATCAGGTGCACCCGACGAAGCAATCGGGACTTGCCGATGCGCTTGCCGGTTTTCTTGCTCTTACGGTTCACATCGCCGAGGGGCTTGCCTAGGTAGTCGGCAATCCGGCGCCGTTCTTGTCCCGGGCTCTTAGGCGGCACCAGGACGAACAACCGAACCATCAGGAAAAAGAACCGGGCGTTGATCGCCTTGTGAAGGTCTCGGCTGGTCGACAGCAGATAGGCCTTCATTGCCGCATCGAAGCGGCTGGAATCCACCGTCATGTTGACGACAGGCCTCACCGGGTTTTCGCTCCTAGTTCGAGGCTGTAGTAGGCGCCAGATGCATCCACACGGCAGGACAGGATCCGGAGGGTCCGGCCTTGGTACACCAGTGTGCGGCCGACCACCGGCCGCGGCTTGCAAAAGGTCAGGGCGATTCGGTCGGTGTTTTCCTGGAGCAGATAGTAGCCGTCCTCCTTGAGCAGCCTCGAGAACTCGGTGCCTTGATCTAGGGTGTACAGCGTGGTGTCCATCGTAACCAGCGTGCTGTCACAGGTCTTCCAATCGCTGAACTTGACCAGGATCCGGGATGCCACGTTGTCCTGGAAGCCACCAGCCACCGGGGTGTTGGCATCTGTGACCATGGCCGGGATGCACCGGATCGACGAGCCTTCCCAGATGAACATCGGCGCCCCCAGCATCTGCTGGAGCACCGTCATGCCCTGCTGGAGACTGGAGCCGATGATGGTCATTTAGGCGGTGAAGTAGGTGCCGGAGATTACGATGCGGCTGGTTGCCTGTAGGTGCCCGGCCAGGCTGGTCGAGTCCCCGTTGTCGTAGTGGTACAGAGCGGCGTAGGATGTGCCGCCGACAGCTTTTCCGATCACTGCGGTCTTGGCTTGGTTGGTGGCATTGTCCAACCAGATGGCCAGGGCAGCGTCGTAGGACACGGGATCCGGCAGACTGATTCGCAAGTCGCCGGTGGCGGATCCGGTCACCGAGTTGACCGTGATGTCCACGGTGAAGGTGGCCACAAAACCGATTGCCGTGTGACGGGCTGTATTGATGGTGAAGCTGTAGGTTCGACCGCCGCCGGAGTCCGTCAGCGTCGGCACCCAGGTCGACGGGGCTACCAGCGGGAGCGCGGCGTAGATCTCGTCGAAGTTGTCGTTTAGCTTCTGGCCGGCGCCCCGGAGC